ATATCAGGCCAGTTAAGATCAAATGGAGTGCTGCCAACTGGAAAGAAATCAAATGTTAATATAGCGTCAGCGCTTGCCCAGTACCGGTTGCAGAATTTCTCTATGTAATCCCGAGCCACACTAATAAGACCAGTGATATAGTCGTCTTCCTCAGTGCCATCAAATCTAAGCTGCTCCTTGGCCTCTGCAAGCGTTACAGGCTCTGTAGTAGGCTCATCTACTCGGATTATTCTATCAAAGTTATAGCTCATCTAATGCGCCCTGTTTAAAGCATGTTATCGCTGTATCAATAGTACAGTTAATAACATTGACTTGTTTCTCTTCTAAATCTTTTGCTAAATCATTGAATAATCTAGCCCACTTGTTAGCACCTTCACTATTACCCCAGTTTTTAGGGTGTTTACCGTGCCAGTGTTCGCCGCCGCTCTTCATATCATATCCAATTAAGTATATGTTTTTAGCGCCTAAGTGATAAGCCAAGTTAATTGCCTGGTAACCACTATTTTTACCACTGTGCAAAATATTCTGATTGGTGCTTAACCCGTTTCCATTTTCAACTTTTATATATCTTAGGTCATATTCTACCGACGACCATTTGTCACCGCACCACTTCTCACACTTTGGTACTTGATCGTTATACTCTTTCCACCACCTACGATCAAAGGCGTAAATCACATCAGGCTTTTTTATCGCTTGGTAGCTTGTGTTTACTGTTATGACTTTATAACTTTTTTCTTTTTGGAGCCTTTCTGCTTCTTGGCGCTGCTCTTTTGTGAGGCTTGGCCCGCTTGCGATACAGATGACGTTTTCGAACCCGTATCGCTTGACGACAAAGGGACAATGTCACGCTCTTCCACTAAGTCATAGCCTTTCATTTGCTCGAATACTTGCTTGTCAAGGCTCAATGGATCGCCCTTCGATACATTACCATATACCGGAGAGCTAAATTCTTTTAATGCTTTTGCTTCTACTTTCATAAATCACCGAATAAAGGGGGCTTTTACACCCCCTTAGACTTTAAGGTTAAGCGTCAGGCCATGCACCAACAATTACAGCTGCAGGAGTGAATACGCTAAACGCGCCGCGAGTCTCACCACGTACAGTTAGTAAGTTGTGCTCTACGTCATCCTCGTTTTGATCGAAGATCTCTACAGTAGTTTGCTGGCGATCCCAATACATAAGCGCATCACGCGAAGTACAAATAAATGTACCGGCAGCAAGCGAGTTGCTTAGGATTACAGGCAAGCCCCAAAGAGTAGCAGTTAAACCGCCGTTGATGTAGTTGATAGCACCATCAGCACCCACGTAGCGATCATCGCCAGAACCGACTTTTAGACGCTCCATACGGCCCCAGTCTTCAGGGTTAATGATGTAGAAGTCAGCCATGTAATCAGCACCGTCCACCTGGTACTTAGCACGGTTAGCCGCATCAAAATCATTATCACCTGAGACTACTGTCAGATCAGTGTGGTTACCGGTAGTGGTAATACCTGAAAGATTAGGGCTTACACCATCTCCATTCAATACCTGGCCTTCAACGCGCAAGTTAACACCGTAGGTCATACGTGCATCAATATACGATTGTAGAGCAGGGGCATCGTCAAGAACCTGCTTAGACACTTTAATGAAGTGGGCGATAGTCCGTACAGGAGAATCAACACCTTCAAATGTCAAAGTAGTTTCTGGCTTCTGGCCAGCTTCTGCAGTTTCTGCAGCTTCGTTAGTGAACAAAAGCTCACGGGTATAATGGATGGTGTTACCACTTGCGATACCGCGAGGAATAACGTCCATAATACGCAGGTTACGGAAAGCACCTGCAACAATACCTGGCATAGTTTGCAGTGGAACAATGTCATTAGTAGGATCTTGTGGCGAACCACCTTCACCGATAATGGTATTATTCTGGAAAGTCACCTTACATTTAGTCTGGTTACCTTCGCGATAGCTTGCAAATGCTTCTGAAGCTACAAACTGCGCACCAATTGACTCAAGCTTTGGAGCCTCTTCAATCTTAACGCCGTTTTGCTGTATTACTGCAACAGTATCGTTAAGCTCTTTCAACTTATCCATAGCAGCGGTGTATTGAGTCCCCAAATCTTTAAGATCTGCTTTCAACTCTTCGCTGACAGTGCCGCCTGCTTCAATTTGCTTGGCATAATCATTAAATTTACCATCAAGCTTACTCTCAAGATCTTTTAGACTTACGTCTAGTTGTTTTGCTAATGCTTCGAAATCCATAATATTCACCTATGATTGTGTGTGTCGTTCAAAAATTGCCGTTATTTCGGCACTCATTGCGGTAATATCCGCGTTTTTAGGCCCACAATCACTGTGACTCTGTTTTTTAACAGCCGCTACAATCGCTGTAGCTTCTGATCTAGAGGCAGAAAACGCATTGCGTATAACTGCCTCAATCTCTGAAAGGCTTCCAGATTGACTTAATTTTGACTTTAAATCACTCTTTTCGCCATTTTCTATGTCTTTTACCTTGGCAGCAAGCTTGGACAAATCATAAGCTACTGCTTTTTTGGTGCTCATAGCCGCTAAAACGGTTGTAAGCATGTTCTTACTATCATCTTCTGCTAACTCATCAGCAAAGCCAAGCTCTACAGCCTCAGAGCCGTCTAGCCATGTTTCAGCCGCTAACATGCCCGATAATTGGTCAGGACTAATATTTTTACCAACTCTTTCCATATAAATGCTTGAAATCATACCTTCGAGCTTATCAAGAGTATCCGCAATAGAGCGCAGATCTTCAGCTTCACCTACTGCGCCAGTCCAAGGCCTATGAATCATCATTAAAGAGCTTGTAGATCGCATAACAATCTTATCAGCAGCCATGGCAATGACGCTCGCCATACTTGCAGCCAGATCGATTCGAGCTGTAATCGTGCCTTTAAAATCTCTTAGGATGTTGAAGATAGCAAAGCCCTCAAGGATTGAGCCGCCACCAGAGTTAATAATTAAGTCTAACTCTGTCTCTCCTTCGATTTGAGCCGATAGGTTGGAGGCTGTTATCTCCCAGCCGATCTCGCCGTCAAGTCTAATTGTTTTGGCCATCATCTACCCCAGTAGTCCCTGCTGGAACCATTGTACCATTTAAGTATATGTCATCGCCACCAGGCTTGGGAGGCAACCCTTCTTGCTGCCTGCCCTCGTTTGGCGTCATTAGTCCAGAGTTCACCCTGTCTTTAGCAGAGGCAGTTCTAGCCGTGATGTCAGCTCTCAATAGAGCGTCAAAATCAAATTCTATTTCCATCGTCTCCCAGTCTTTAACCGGCATAAGGTTTTTCTTTATGCTTGCTTCGTATCTCTCAAGATAGGGACGTAGATTGATCTTATAGAACCCGTCCATGATCTGCTGAATACCAGAACCCCATGCAGTAGTGCCAGAGGTGTCATTAACCAAGACAGAAGGAACGCCCATAAACCGGCAAATATCCTCTACCTGAAACCTTCTTGACTCTAGCATCTGCATATCAGCAGGACTTAAAGCGGTCTGAGTGTAATCAAAGCCAGCCTCTAAAACAAACAGCTGATCGTTATTACCCTCTGTCAATCCCTTAAAGTTTTTCTTAACCTCTTTCCTCTGCTCAGGGGTTAAAACCTTGTCAATTGTCAGGATTCCGCTTGTTCTACCTCCGTTTTTAGCCAGAGTAGAGACTCTATTATCGATAGCAATTGCAATCCCTAAGCTTTGTCGTGCGTATGCCAAGGGAGATAAGCCCACAATACCGTTACCAAATAGCTTTAAATGCCATATAGATTCCTCTGCATAAACGACGATATCGCCCGAAGCGTTGGTATATTGATAAGTAATCGCCCCATCATCAAGCAAAACCACCTTCATTTGGGCAGACATTAATGGAATTAGGCTAATTATCTTTCCATTTGGTGACCTTTGAATAGCGCTATATGCATTACCATCGGTTACCAGGTTGAGAGTTATGGTTTCCATGTACTCAACGCGAGTTTGATACCGGTTAGGCCTAAAGTTCAGGACACGCCATAAGTCATAATCTGTTGTTTGGGTTTTTGTTGTTCCGTCAACGTCAAAAGCTTTTATGGGGAGGGCTGCTACAGTTTCAGACAATAGCCTTGTACATGCCCAAAATGCAGAGACGGTCATTGCAGTATCAAAACTTACATTTGCCGCCGCTTGTTGTGAGTATGTAGCAGGGCTTGATAGCTGCTCGCCATCTTCCCGCGTTGGCCCGTTTTCGTTCCTTCTAAACCATCGCGTTATAAAATTGCTCATACATTAACCGATATATTGTCAAATATAGCCGCGCTTATGTCAGCTTCGTTATCGTTCATGCACCGACTCAATGCCATAATCAGCGCAATAACCCCGTCTATCTTATTCTCATCACGCTCTTTGCGTGGATATACATTGTCTTTTGCGTCTGTTTTGGCAACAACATTAGATATCATCCAAGTCATTATAGGGTCATCATTATGCTGTATAGTTTTTGATCTTATAACAGCATCCAGATACTTCATTGGCTCACTGAAATTTAGC